TTAGGCGCTCAGCCGCGGCAAGCGTCGGGCCGTCTGCCGGTGTGAGGCAATAAGCTCCTCTTCGTTGATGCCGAGGTATTCGTTGAACTGCTTCTCGGTTTGGTGGCCAGTGGCCAGCATCACCAACGACTTCGGAATGCCTTGGTACACTTTGAGCGTGGCGTAGGTCTTGCGGCCCACGTGCATGCCGAGCTTGAGGCGGGTGATGCGGGCGAGCGCCGCCACGTGAGGCAGGTACAGCCAGGGGTCGCGCACAAACGGCAAGCACGTGGCTAGCCCCAGGGGGCGATAGCTGTCGAGCAGGGCCACCGGCCGGAACACGTCGTCATCGAGGTAGGGGATGAGTGCCGTGATGTTAGTCTTATTTAATAATTTTTTAATTAATTCTTGCTCGGCAAAAACGTGCTGCCAGCCCAGCTCCTGGGCGTCGGCGTGTCTGAGACTCGTGTAAGCACAGAGTAGGAATGTGTCGCGTGTCCAGGCGGTGCGCTGGGCGTGGTCGGCTGAGGCCAGGGCATTGCGGCCGCCGCTGCCGGCAGCTTTAGCCGGCGGCTCGGGAAAGGCTGTGGCCAGATAGGCCTGCACGGTGGGCAAGGTGAAGTCGATAGCGGCCACGCGTAGTAGCTCCGCCTGAGTCAGCGCTTCGACCCCGACGTAGCTCTGGGCTAGGCGCAGCACCTTGCTGATGCGCGCCGGCACTGGCAGGCCCTGGTTTTCGGCCCAAAACAGGAAGGAGCGCAGGCGCTTGATGTAGGTATTGAAGGTGCGGGGCGAGCGGCCCCGCGTGCCGAGCATAAAGTCGCGCAGCCCGTCGTAGAAGTCGGTGCCTAGGCTCTCGAAGGTGACGTCGAGGTTGGTGGCCTCCCCGAAGGCCTTGATTTCGTCGCGCACGGCCTGGTGCGTCCAGATGGTATCGCGGCTGAGCTTGCGTCCGGTGCGCACGGATATCTTCTGGCGCTCTTTCTCAATCCAGCGGTCGAAGTGGTCGAAGAAGGTGAGCGGAGCGGCCACTGGCGTGGGCGGTAGTTCGACGCGGCCGGCGCGCTCGGCCACTAGGGTCGCATAGCGGCGCTCGATCTCGGCGCGCAGCTGCACTGGTGTGAGCACTTGGCCGAGTTGGGTCGCGTCGCGCTCAGCAGCCTGGGCGACGCTCGCGTAGTCGTCGAGCGCCTGGTTGATGGGGCCGGCGTAGGAGTCGGCTTTGTCTTTGACGTGCTGGCGGCGCTCGTCCCAGTGCTTGGGCAGACAGCGCTGGCTACTGCCCATACGCAGGCGCTGATTAGCCCAGCAGAGCGTAAGTTGAATAGGGGCTAGGCCGAGCTTATTAAGCGCATCGAGGCGCAGCTGGCGCGTTACTTCCATAGGCCCGGCAAGGTAGGGCAGACGCTCTGAAAATTTTATTTTAAGCTGCGTACTATGCCTAACTTACTTTACTCGACTATATAGATACTAAGCATAAAGCTTAAGTATCGTTTGGTCAGTGACTTCCGAAGGATTTAGTATTTTAGCGGGTACTATCAAATCGCTCGAGAAGAACATCACCTCTCCACCTTTTCTACGCTCTTGTGCGCTATAAGTCAAGCCATACTGTAGCGGCCGGTAGTCTTTGTATAAAGCTATAATTTCAGGCGTATCGTCGTAGGATACTAACCAACGCTTTTGTAGCGCAAGTACTTTGTCGGCTACAGCTGCGTGCGCCTCCGGCGTGTAAGCATTTTCGTAAAGCTCCTGACCTTTGTTATAATAAGGGGGGTCTAAGTAAATCAAGCTCTTAGCCCCCATTCTAGGGACTTCCGTATCCAGAAAGTCGGCGGCATCTAAATTACTGAGGAGAATGCTAGTACGGTGGCGCGCAATCTTTTTGATTCTTCTAATCAACTCCCGCTTATTAAAGCGCGCATCTACTTTCCACTCACCAGTTTGGTTTTTACCACCAATTACACCGCCTAAAATGATTCCTGAACGATTAGTGCGATTGAGATAAAAGGCAGCAAATCCCCGGTGAAGCAAGGATGCGTTTTCGTCTTTTATAATTTCTCGCTGATTATCTCGCTCAATCAAATCAACTTTAGTATCATTAATCAGCCTAATAAGCCCCTCCGTTTCATTGAGCACAGAATGCCAGAATGCATAGACTGCGATGTCTTTGTCATTAATAAAAATGCGCGAGGCATACTGCCCAAACAGCAGCGACAGTGCGACACTACATCCACCGGCATATGGCTCAGCGTAATCCCCATCCAACAGGTCATTTACCTCAAAAAGGTACTTGACGTAGTTGGCAACCTTAAGCTTGCCTCCTGGGTAGCGTAAGGGGGAGGGATAAGGTCGAGCAGACATATTAGGAGATGAAGAATTACAGCCAGATAGCTTGAATTAGCGGCTGAATAGTAATCCAATTGCTACGCAAGTTAGCACCTGTGGGGGACTCTGGCCACTCCTGTACATTAGTGTACAGTATAGCGGGGTTGGCAGCAAGGAAGTTATCTTTTTTTGCGTCCAGTTCAATGACTTCGCCTTGCTCTGGGCTCAGCTGACCCGCATAGACTAAATACTTGACTGTGGTAAGCAACTTAGCAAGTAAAGTAGGAGTCGTTTCTACAGAGGCAGGTAGAACGTTAGCTAAAGGCGCGAGATAGTTGTCGAGGCTAGTGGTTAATAGGGTTTCAAGTAGCATAGCACAGGCACGCGGGTAACTATCTGCATCCACATGTTGCAATTCCCGGTAGAGTGCCTGTATCGGCTCAGGGGCGGTGCCTAGCTGCCCACTAGGCAGAATTACTGCTCTGTGCTCCTTAATCCGAACGGGCCGAGGCTTGCGCTTCTCCGCTGGGGGGGCAGTTGCCAACTTGGTAACAGGGGAGGAGGGCTCAATGCCTTCGTTAGTAGTAGGTGATGCTATGGCAACTGGTGGGGCCTCGCGGAACGGAATAGTTTCTTCCAGCGATTCGAAGTAGACTTTACGGTCTTCTGTTAAGGCTAGGTGCGTAACATCAATACGTTTGTGGAGCAAGTCTAGCACCATGCGTTGCAATGGGCGTATAATGTCAGCGTCGGGAATGGTGCTGCGCACGCGCCCATCTTGATAGTCGAGACCCAACTGCGTTTTAATGTAGCGGTCAGCCGTAAGGCGTTTGAGCGTGGTGATTGGAATCCTAGGTAGATTGTCGATATCCTCCTGAGAGAGCGTACCATGCTGGCGCACGGTTTCTAAAATTTGCCATTCCCGCGATTCGTAGCCGCGCCAAGCATCAAAGCGCTGTTTGTCGAGTGATTCCCAACTATCCTGCCCGACGCCGTTCATATTGGACGAGTGGCGGCGAGCCACCCACAGCGCACCGTGCTCGCGATTCTCAAATAGGGCAATTTCTATTTCGTCAATGGGGTCTTCGGAAAATGTATCGGCCAGGCGTTTAAGCCGCGTAAGTAGTCGGGCCGGCATAAGGCCATCGGCCAGTAGTGGCTCGTGCAACAGCTTCAGGGCCACTAAGCGGCGGTTGCCGTCGAGGGAGATATAAGCAAACCGACTGTTTTCCGGCACCACTGCCATAAACCGTTCAGCGGCGCTGATGCCATGCTCAGCGATATCGGCTGCAAGGTTCACAATTTTCTCGCCCTGCTGCTTGACCATTGCCCGGATAGCTTCACGCTGACCAATTTGGGGTTCTAAGCGGGGATTGAGTTCATCCAAGCCAATACTAGTGAGCGGAATAGTAAGCTTGCGTATTTGTGGGCGTGACATTGGTTAGAGGTATCGTCTTACGGAAATTGTGAAATGCTAAGGCCAAATAATTTCCATCAGGGGCTGCAAATTATTCCAGTGTTTGCGCAAATCGCTGGCTAGGGGCGTAGAGGTATCCCGGTGTACATAAGTATGCATCTGTAGTACAGTTGGGGCAAGTACCGCTTCGGTCTTAGCTGCTCCGTAAATGGGCTCAGCATTTTCCTTTGATAGGAGGCCGCTGTTGACCACGTGCTGAGTAACCGAGTAGAGCTTAGTTGACAAAGACGGACTAGACTTGTTGGTGCTTAAGGTAATAGTGTGCTTTTTGATGTAGTCATCTAAGCTGAGCTCGATAAACACTCGTAGTAGCACGGCACAAGCGTTAGTGCACTTTTCAGAATCTAGCTCCACTTGCAACTCATCATAGATGTCGTGAATGCGTTGCGCCTCTATTGTAAGATGGCAATCTTCTGGAATGATTGTAAGGCGCTGATTTGTAGTTTTTTTACGTGGCTTACGTGGTTTTTTTGCCTTTTTCTTTTCCTCAGCCTTTTTATCCTCAGCTTCCTTTTCTTCGGCCTTTTTCTCCTCAGCCTTCTTCTCTTCGTCGGCTTTCTTATCCTCAGCCTCCTTTTCTTCGGCCTTTTTCTCCTCAGCCTTCTTCTCTTCGTCGGCTTTCTTCTCAGGTTCGGGAAGTGCCTCATTGGGTTGGCCAAGTATATGCAACTTTACCGGCTTTGCACTCGAAGAGGGCATATATTCGAAAGTGAAGCCATCGATATAATCGGCCCGGTCTTCAGCGTCTTCTAGGTCGGTTACATCAATACGCTCGTCTTTATCGGGTAGTGTTAGGTCTAATACCATCCTTTTGAATGGTTTAATAATTTCACTGTCTGGTAAATCAGTGAATATCACGTTGCTTTCAATAGTATAACCAATTGACTCACGCACATGTGCATCAATAATAATACGCCTGAGGTTAGTGATAAAGCGGCGTTTCCGTATTTGCTCGTGTTCAGCCGGCGTTAGGTTGCCATGATTGATGACAAAATCCATCACCTGCAGTTCTGGGCTTTCTTTTACAGCTTTGCCCTCGTCATCCATACGACTCAAAAAGCGCCGAATCTCGACGGAGTCCCAGCGCTCCTGACCGACCCCTTTCATATCAATAGAGTGCCGGCGCTCGAGCCAAGGTGCAGCTGACGCACGGTCTGCATACACTACAATTTCAACACGATTAATTGGGTCCGCTTTGAATTTATGCGAAGCGGCACGTAGTCGACCCATTAACTTGCTAGAGATGGAGGTATTACCTTCTGCTAAGGCAGGGTTTTGTAATAATTTCAACGCTACTAGACGGCGGTTGCCATCAAGGGTAATATAGGAATGGGGTTGCCCTTTGGCCTTGATGACGATAAATCGCTCCGCATCACTAAGACCATTTTCGTCAATATCCTCCACAAGATTAACAATCTTACCTTTCTGATTGTCTATCATCGCCATGATGGCGCCCATCTGAGAAGCCTGCTTGGCTAAACGAGGATTTTCTTCATCAACACCTATAGTGGTTAAGTCAACTTCGAGTTTCTGGGTATTGCTACGTGGCATTAGTTTGTTTGTGGAGTGGGCAGAAAGGGGTAATATAAAAGCACCTAGAAAGCCTGTATAGTACAGTACAGGCTTTCTAGGTGCTAAGTAAGGAGAGAAATTAGAAACCTTTGCGGTGGTTAGCACCTCAGGAGCTGAATGATAGTTAGGGTTGCGCTATCCCTTCAAGTATTAAGTAAAAAATATCTAGCTAAATCACCTAAAACGTATAAGTGAGTCGCAAACAAAAAAGGCCTCTTAAGAGGCCTTTTTATCGATAGGTAAACTTTTTATAACAACATCTTTCGCTATACCGCCAGCGGCAACAAGAGCTCCTGATTTTAATATCCCATCAAGCAGCTTCATGTGCTCGTCGTCAATCCAGCCCCATTGAGGAATAAGCATGTGCCATGCTCGCACGGAAACTGTAGCGCAGAAAAGACCTAGGGTGAAGCGAATGAGGAATTTGGTGACCCACAGCAAGCTTTTTCTAACCTCCTTGCGAAATAGGTCATCTTCTTCTTTAACAGCCTCAGCTACAGCGGCAGTGGTTACTACCTGCTCTTCCCGATTTGCAGCTTTGGAAATAGCGTCGAAATTGATGTCTCCCTCTGCCATTAGGCTTAAACTCGCGCAAGTGAGCGATAATGCTCTTTAATGATGTCTTGAGCAATGATTCCTTTTAAAGGGGTCATACTCCAGGGCGTAGCAGGCTTGTGGGTGATAGCGGACAAATAAAGACCGCTCTTATCACCATAGGCATTCCATACGCTATTAAGCAGGGTGCGTGTACGGGTATCGTCCTCTGGTATAGTGGGGGTGGCAAAGCCCTTCGTTAAATTCCCCCATTCGAAGAAGTTAATCAGCTTCGTTACGCGCTCACGCCCATATTGCTTCAACTCGTGATACAGGGTAGGGATGACAGGTCCATACTGCCAAGCTTCTACTGCCTCATTGATGAGTGGTTCATTTAAGAGGCCTAAGCTCCAGCCATGTGAGATATAGACGAGCTTAAGCAATTTCATTGGGGTTACTTCAATACCCGTGTCGAGTGATTTTTGAATAAAGAAATTGGCTACCGCCATGGGGTCATAGGGGCCACTAGTAGGTTCCATTGGTTCCTTTCAATTAGGTGGGTAAAACAAGCTTAACGTGCGCTCATTCAGCAGGTTTTAAGGCTAAATATATTAGCCAATTATCAAATGTACAACACATTTGATTAGCATTTAGTTTAAGCGCTGCACTGGCTTAATAGTAGCCCTCTCGCCAACTGTCTCTAAACTGCCTTAAATCCACTTGTTGGTAGAAGGCTCCACCTATTTCGACGTGACCAGGCGAAGAAAGCAGTTGCCCGTCGGTGGGTGAGTCAATAACGACTACGTTATCTGGCTGACCTTCTTGAAGCTGGACGGCAAAGTCGTAGAGTGCTTGCAAATCTGAGAAGGCTCTTATACCAGGGGCTGGTAGCACTACTAAACGAATCAAATAACCTTGCCAAGAGGTATCAGTGTACTTATAGGTCATACAGTTGCAGTAGGTGGAGTGGGAGGGGCGTCGTCCTGCTCATCACTAGATGGCTCTTTGCCAGCATCCGGCTTAGGTAAGTTTTCAAAAGCCTGTGCTATACCAGTCAGAAGGGCGCCAGAGCCGAGTGTAGGGTCAAAGTCGGCAATATCTGGTAGTTTATCTAGTAAGCCAGCAGCAATAACTGTCTGCCACATAGAGTTGTGATTAACTATATGGTCAAATGCAGAAAGCCCACCCAAAGACTTAGCAGCGCCTTCTAATTTAGATTTATCCTGTGCCGACAAGTTGAGGTTATCAATAACCTGCTGCATTTGTGTGACTTGCTCCTCATGCTTACGCCGCGATGATTCAGCTTCGCGCTTTGTTTCTTGTAGATACTGATGTAGTTCCTGTACGTGGCTGCTCATTTCGTCAGCGCTACCTGCCAGGCGGTTCAGCAGTGACAGGAGATTTGTAGTAAGTGGGTCGTCTGAGAAGTCGGGGTAGCGTAGCGTATGGTCTACTTCGCTCCAGCCCTCCTCGAAAATGGTGCGCACTTGAATTTCAACGACACGCTTGGCTTTGGTCAAGTGGGTCTCGACGAGATAGTGTACCGAGCGATAACCGAAAGGATGTGGTTTCACATCGCAATGATGCCTCTCGAACATGGCTAGCACTTCGGCCGAGTCACCCTCTCGATAATAGGCCGTCGGAAATTCGTGCAGAACCCAATTTTCAGTTATGAAGCGGTGGATGCGCAGCCAATCAGATTTGAATAAGTGTAGTACGCGCACTCCGGCCAAATCCGTTATTCGGCGTTCATAATTGGTTGGATCAATAACAAGGTCGTTATTGGTATGACGTTTCCTGACAACCTTTTTCAAGAGGTGCCTAGGATTCTTAACTCGATAGCGTACCGAATGGACACCAGGAGTTTTTAGCAAAACGTTAGTAATGCCATGAGCTGCCTGTTCGTAGTCGGAAATCTTCTTCTCGAAGTCTTCTTGGATAGCAGACAGTTCGTCCCAGGTAAGGCCAGCTTTGGCTAAGGCTTCTTCGCTTAGATAATCTACAGTCATATAGGTATCAGTTCGGCCTGTTAAAAGCAGCCTTGAGCAAATCAATCGTTTCCTCCTTCGAGGCAATCAGTGCATCCTTGGTAGCAAGCTGAGCTTGAAGGTGCTCTACCTGTTGCTGTGCCTTATCAAGCTCAGTTTTATAAGTGTCGCGCTCCTTCTCACAATCGGAGAGATTATAGGTCTTCTGAATAGCCTTGCCGTTTTTGCCGCTTGCTACATTATTTCCGTCACCAGAAATAGTGGTCTGGTTCTGAGCAGGTACATCTCCACTTTTGAATGGTTCGCCGTCACCTAGAAGAAGCCAAGCAGGATTGATGCTGTCAAATTGCTTCAACACCTTTTCTAGGTAGTCCGCGCCGGGCATGGAATTGCGAGTGCCCACATAGTTCTGCGTGATAGTGGGCTTTTCCCCAATTGATTCGCTGAAAGCACGGGCACTAAGCTTAAGCGTTTTAAGCAAAAAACTTAGTCGCTCATTAATAGGATGTTGCTGCAATTTGTAATCTATTTCTTATTAAAGCTTACAATTGTAAGCTGTCAATTGTAATCAATACTCGTATGTTTGTGGCGTGTACAGTACTGAGCGGCTGCAAGAAAGCACCTACTAGGCGAACTGTGCCAAACACAAATCATGACCGAGCGCCAGAAGTACCTGCGGTTGCTATCTATTGTCATCGAGGACTTGCCCACCAGCGCCATCGATGCGCTCATTCGGGCTGGCTATGAGGCCTCGGCCTCCATGCTCAATAATGTGCGCATTGGCCGCTCGCACCACCTAGGCCACCTTGTAGCACTGGTGCGCATTGGCCTACCAAAGTTTCAGGTTCCGGCCGAGTTGCTACCAGCACCCACACCTGCGACACTGCTTGCGTGATGGAAGACCGGGCTATTTACTACACTCTACAAACTCCCACAGGGCCACGCAACCTCGCCCCATTTGTGGCTGCTTGGGTCCGCACGCAGGGGTTCACGGCCACGGAGGCCACGCAGCCGCACTTGGCCACCGTGAGTGCCCACTGGATAGGCACCCGAGGCGCGCGCTTCGAGCTGGACTACACCTGGGCCAGCGGCGCATTTCCCGAAAGTAACTGCCGGCTGCGCGTGCGGTACGCTGGCCAGCTGACGGCCGATGTCCTCTTCGCGTCCCAGCACGTGCGCCGCCTCAAAGAAGTGTGCCTGCTGCTGCTCGGTAACCTGCGCTACGCTGGAGCGCGCCTATTGGCCTCCATTCCACACCCAGCTCTCTAACTGCTCCTCTTTTCACCTAACCACCTTTTTGCATGCACCTGAACACTTCCCCCGCGTCCCCGCTCGGCAAGCCCTGCCTACGCGATATGGCCCAGCTCACAAGCCCCACCGGCCTGCTGCCGGCCGCCATCGTGCCGCTTATGTCGCCTAAGCAACTCAAGCGCCGCATTCGCGAAATCAACGTCACTCACCCGCAGTACCAGGAGGAGACGCCGCTGGTGTGGGCTTATGAAATTAAGCGCCGCCGGCGTCTAAGCGGCGCCTTGCAAGTAACTGTGAACCAGCTGTAAGTAGCCTGATGCGCCGCCCTAAAATTTCCCTGCGCAATGCCGCCACCGGCAAGCGCGTGCGCGTCGATGCCTTCCAACCCGGCGACGCGCTCGTCCTGGCCCCGCAGCCCATCCTCGGCTACTGCTACACCGCCGCTCACAACTGGACCGTGTACGTGGCTGGCACCATGCCTGCCGCGATGCGCACGGCCGTGGAGGAAGGCTACACCGACCTAGAAGTACTGCTGGTGCCGGAGCTGCCAGCTGGCATCCAAGAAATTACCCTGCCCGACCACCGGCGCGAATTCAGCCTGTACCAAGCCGCTTAACGAACGTCCTATGACCCTCGCCGATTTTGCCACCGCCGGCTTTATGGAGAAGTGGTTCCGAGCCATTCTAGCCCGCCTCGACCAGCTCGTGCCCGCCCCGGTCCCGGCCCAGGCCAACGTGGTGCTCTACAGCGTGCAGAAGCTGGCGGCCGTGCTCGATGTGCACCCCGAAACGGTGCGCCTCTGGCTGGGCACCGGCAAAAAAGGCAAGGATGGCACCAAGATTAAGCTGCAGGCCTACCGCTTCACCAGCGAAGCCCGCATCCCCTGGCCGGCGCTGCTGGCCTACGAGCGGGGCGAGGCCTTTGACCTCTCCACGCTGCCCGCCCCCTTGCTGCTGCCCCCCAAAGAGCTGGAGGCAGCCCCCATACCCAACCTATCCAAACCCGAGACGCCCGGCGCGCTGCGCGTGGCGTGAGGGCCTTTTTCACCTAATCAGTTTTTCAAGCATGACTCCCCGCAGTATCACCATCGATGATTTCAACCAATTGGACTACAAAGACCTACAGTGCGCCCTGCGCCTCATGGAGTTAGAAGTCGCTGGCACGTTCCAGCTCCTTGCCACCGACGAGGCGGCCCGCCAGGACACGGCGCTGCTCGATGAGCTCACGAGCGTGCTCACCCTGCGCAAGGTCTTCCGTCTGCGCCTCGTGGAGCTGCAAGGCGAGGAGGCCGTCAATGCCCTACCGAAGCTGGGCGTGGGTAGTGCCCCGATGCTCACCCGCGAGCGCTACCCCGCCCGCCAGGCCCTCGCCCTTTCCTGACTCACCCGCCCGATGGCTCTCATCCTGCTGTATACCACCTCGCCGACGCCGCGCAAGCTAGCGGACCTCGGTATCACCGGCGAGCTGCGGCGCCGGGTGAAGCTGCTGCCGTTCTCGGCCTTGCCCGCCCCTTTGCCCACGCGTCTGGTCTCGCTGCGCGTGGAGCGCGACCAGCTGCGCCGTGACTTAGCCATTGCCAAGTGGCACCTGGATCTATTTCGAGCGGGCTACTACTTGCCCGATGCCTGCCGCGAGCAAGGCCTGCAGGCGGCTAGCGAGGCGCTGGCCTCGCGGCTGCACGCGGTGGTAGTCACGCTGCAGGCGCTAGGGGCCGGGGGCTGAGTAGCTAAGCCCGCAATGCCCCAGTAGAGGGTGCCGCGCCGCTCAGGCGTGGGCGCTCCTTTTTTCCCCGCTAGTTCGATAGGCAGCCGGTCTCGAAGCCGGCCGGGGAGCGCAGGGTCTGCAACAGATGCGACTCGGGAGCTAGGGAGGCGACCAGGGGAATACCCGCCCCCGCCGCCTACTCCCACCATTTTCCTCTATTACCCTCCTCTATTCCCTCCCAGCTCTTTTTTCTCCTCCTCCTTTATGCTACCTGCCCTGCGTTCACTAGCTAGCTCCAAGCTGGCCTGGCACCTTGCTGCCTCTACCGTAGCGCCCGGCGCTACGCCTACAACCCACACGCGCACCGTGCGCGGCGAAGTGCGCCAAGTGGTGCGCCGAGCCAAGCGACTCGTCAGCAATGGAGCCAAGGTCACCGGCGATCTGCTGCTGGGCCTGGTGTGGCGCGCTGCCCAGCGCCTGGTGGGCACGCCCGCGCTCTGGAGTACCGTGGTCATGACCGACACCGGCGTGGCCGAGTTGCCGCCCATCTACACCAACGGCCGCGAGCTCGGCGAGAAGCGCGACGTCACTGACCGCACTATCCGCACCCACATGCAGGAGCTAAAGCGAGCGGGCTTTATCAGCCGCTATCGCTACCGCGGCACTAACGCTAGCTACTGCGTGTGGATAAACCCCAATTTCGTGTGGGAAGCGCCCCTGCAAGCCCTGGAAAGCGGAAAAATGGCCCCCTCCGAAACTGCTTTTTTAGTACCTCATCGGAAAAATCTTCCGCATACTGAGCTTCTAGAATCACTAGAAGCTCTGAAAGACGATATCAGCGGCGTTGAGAAGTTAGTTGTGCCAGCGCGAGCTCCGGCGAGCGAGCAAAACTGGAATCCCCTTACTGGAATCGCAGGGCCGCAACGGGGCTCCGAGCCGGCGTCTGAAGGGCAGAAATCAAGGGCTGGCGGGGGCGGCGCGGCGCGCCGGGCCAGTTTCTACCAGCAAGCCGAAGCGGCCGGCACAGGGGCTAAAAATGCCAAAGCGCGGCGTTACGTCGAGATGTTTTGGCTATACGCTAAAGCCACTGTGTATAAGAAAAATACCTTCACCGAAGCGGCTGAGCGCCAAGCCAAGAACGCCATCTGGTATGGGGTCTTCGGGGGCTTTGCTGAAGGCGAGCCAGCCGATTGGCTGGCCTGGATGCCCGGGCTGCAGCGCCGCTTGGAGCTGGCTGCCGACTGGCTAGCTCGAAACACGAAAAACTGGGTGCCACTGCCTTACGCTGAACGCATCAGTGGTCGCGGCTACTTCGATGCCGAGAATGCCAAGGGGTTTGTCGGCACGCTCACCTGGTTACGCCGGGAGCAAGCCAAACTAGGTCAGGGCGCCCTGGAGCGCGCCCTCGACGAAGCCCTCACGGAGCTCGCCCAGCGCAAGGTGCTCAACGCCGGTGCCCCGCGGCGCTACCAAGCCAGCAAGCGCGCCCGGCGCATGCAGCTCACCGAGCTACACCGCTACCACCACACCAAGCTGCGGCGCCTAGGTGGCGACGAGGCGCTGCTGCGCTTCGCAACCCGCCTGCAGGCCGAACATATCCTCGCTCTATCCCTCTGATTTTCATCTAGCCACGCCTTTACCTCATGCAGCCTACTGCCACTAAAGCCTCCGAAGCCGGCCTCACCAAAGCCTGGGTCGTGTTTCACAACGGCAACCGCAAATCATTCCGCTCCTTCGATACCAGCGGCCGCTACCCAGTGGCCGACCCCCGCGACTACGGCATCCGGGGCCTGAAGAAAATGATGGCAGTGAAGTTCGGTCACGAAAACATCAAGGAAGCGCGGCTCTACGACACCACCACTGGCCGCGAGATTGAGAAACTACAGAACGGCCAGTGGGTGGCCTCCCAAGTATGAGCAAAATTATCAAGACTTCGATTCCGGTGCGCCCGACGACCGTCCCGAGTGCTGGCCTCGACATGCAGTACGACGACACTCGACAGCTGGCCCGCTTCATCGGCCGACTCAGCAATATGGTCGATGAAAAGATTGGCCTCACTCCCAGTCAACTAGCTGATGTAGTGAAGACACTGGACACCTACGCTGGCCTAGAAGAATGAGTACCACCGCCTACCCCCTGAGCTGGCCCCTAGGTCGGCCCCGCACTAGTAACCGTATGGATGCGCAATTCACAACCTCCTTAGCCGCGGCACGTGATGGCCTGATTCTGGACCTGGAGCGGATGCGCGCGGTTGCCGTCGTGCTGAGCACCAACGTGGAGCTGCGCCGCGACGGCCTGCCTTACGCCGGCCGCACACCGGCCGACCCGGCGGCTGCGGTGTACTTCACCTGGCGTGGCCAGCAGTACGCAATGGCCTGTGACTGCTGGCACCTGGTCGAGCACAACCTGCAGGCTATTCGCAAAACCATCGAAGCCATGCGCGGCATCGAGCGCTGGGGTACTGGTGAAATGGTAATGGCAGCATTTGCCGGCTTCAAAGCCCTACCTGAGCAGGCGGGGCCTGGCAGTGGCTTCACCTGGTGGGCCGTGCTCGGCTTCAGTAGCCCCGCGGTCAGCGAGGCCGCTATCGAGGCGGCTTACAAGCGCCTGGCTAAGCAGTATCACCCCGACAAACCGGGCGGTAGCCACGAACTGATGCAGCAACTTAACCAGGCCCGCACCCTGGGGCTCGCTACTCTTCTGGCTTAATGAGCGCGCTCGTTTTTCCTCAAACCATAGAGCTGAGGCGTGGCGACGCGCACCAGCTCTACTGGCTAGTGGCCAGGGTCTGGACGGATGCCTGCCAGGCGCCCTTGCAGGTCGTGCCAGTGCCGCTGGATGCCGACTTGCTCTTAGCCCTGCCGGTGCTAAAGCGCCTGGGTAAGCGCCTCTACGCTCTGTACCAAAATGAGGTCAGCCAGGTAGGCAAGCCGCGCACTAGGCCTAGACCCTTTCGGCTGAGCTGCGAGGAGGTCATAGTAGTGATGCGTCACGTGCTGCCAGTAACTCCCGCGGGAGCGGCGCCAGTCTTAGGTCAGGTGCAACAAAAAAGCCTCAATCTGAGACGCTACGTAAATATTTAAATAGGAATACCGTTGCGCTTGGCGCGTTGTTTGTGTTAGATTTACACTAACTATTTTCTATTCATTTTCTTTTGTGATTCTACCTGTACCCGTCCGTCCCTACGTCTTAAAATTCCTGAACTATCACTTGGGAAAATGCTATTTACTAAGTGAGAGCGACCCCTTTGGGCTGCTGCTTTATCACTTGCTGCGCCGGCCCGTTAAAGACGCCCGGCGCGACCATGTGCTGCGCAACTACAAATCGAGCTGGGGCGTGGACCTCGGCTCCTACGCGGGGAAGAAGGGACTAGGGGACTTGACGGGTAAGAGCGTGTACGACTTCAACAAGGTGGCCCACCGCATGCTCTTCTCAGAAATGCACCAGTTCGTGGAGCAGGCGCTCGACCATGGCCAGCAGGCCAAGTTTGCCATCGAGGGCTTCATGCTCAAGTTCGACCTGCGCGAGGAGGACATTCAATTTGCGACCCTGCAAAAGAGCTGGACGCGCTACGCCCGGGAGCGAAAGGCCAGCAAGAAAAAAGTGCACAGCCTGACTGGGCGCACGGCGCTGAAAGACCTGAAAAAAGCGGTGCAAAACGTGGCGCTCACGCCCGTTGTACCCGCCGGAATGCTTGCGGGAAATTTGTCCATTTCTGCGGGGAATTTGTCCATCCAAAATTAACTTTTGTCCATTGGCTGTTTCCCCTGCTTTACCGCCCCTCACCCAGGTGCCCCACCTGAATTTAGCCGGCTACGTAGCCGCCTACTACTTGCCCCAGGCCGACCTGCTCACCGACCCGGTGCTCGCGAGCCCGGGTCTTATAAAGACCGACCTGGAGCTGGTGCCCGGCGCCGGCTGGCGGGCCTTACCTACTACGCCGAATACGCTCAAGCTGGAGGAGACGCCTAAGGTTGCGGCCGGCATCACCACCTACCAGGTGCGCGTGAGCGCGCTGCGTCCGCAACCTAACGATAGCATCCTCACGGCGCTGGCTTCGCTTGACCGCCGGCCACTGCTGCTGCTACTGGTGGAGGCCTCTGGTCGCCGGCGCCTGATTGGCTCGCTGGAGGAGTACCTACTGCTGAGCACCACCGTCGAAGGCCAGAACCCCGCTACCCGCTCAGGCGTGGAGCTGCGCCTGGAGGGGAGCGCCGTGAACCGAGCCCCCTACTACGAGGGCGTCGTGGCCGTGCTCAGCGGCGCAGCCGTGCCACCCGCGGCCGGCGGCGCGAGTGGCTACGTCGAGATTCGTGACCGCAGGGGCAACCTCATGGCCCGGGTACCGGCCGGGGTTACTGTCACACTTACCAGCTCGTTCAAGGCCACGCTGTCCTTTTAAAAGCCCCTGAGTCCCTACACCTTCGCTTCCGCAATTGGGTGCAAACAATTGCAAAGGAGATGCGGGATGGCAAAGCTCAGTAATCAGGAGTTTTACGATAAGTGGGTGCCGCTTTTGGCGGACAATGTATTTCAGGAGATTGATGGGGCGCGCTTTGAGCAGCTGCTAGCCGACCTGCGCGACACGTTTGCGAGCCAGGCCAGCGTGGCCTTGCAGCCCGTCGCGCCGGCCGTCAACTTCGACCCGGTGCTGCGCCAGCTCACGGCCACGCACCTGCTCGGCGCGTCGGCCCTGGAGTACAATCAGAATAACGGCGGCTTCACGGCCTACGCGCCTATTCAGGTCGATGACCTAGGGCACGCGCAGGGCGAGTGGCGCTTTCGCGTCAAGGCCGATGCCGGCCGTAATGGTAGTCAAACGACTGACAGTCCCCTTATTACGCCGAAAGGCACCGCAAATGCAGCTGGTCCGGGCAAGATTAAGGCCATCGATATCAGCGATTCGACCGAAGCCGGGCGCGCCCTGCTCACGGCCAAGGACGTGGCGGCCCAGCGCAAGCTGCTGGATAACTTCGTGATTCTGGCCGGCCAGTATGGCGTAGGGCAGCCGCGCTTTGAGCATACGGCTGGGGAGGACGGCTTGTACGCCTACCTACTACGCGCCTTAGCGAGCCTTGGTACCCCCGCGGCGCCTAAGGCCCCCACCGATGGCCAGGTGGATGACCTAGGCGACGTGTTTAGTTTTCAGCCCCCGGCGGGCTACAGCTTCGCGCAGCTCAAAATTGCTGGTTTGCCGAGCACTACGGGTGCCGAGTGGCTAAGCGCGGCCAACAGCTACGTGCAGAATGGCCGCATTTACGTGCGCGTAATGGGTGCCGTGCCAGCTGGTGGCCTCTCAGTGTACGTGGGCGCTAGTGGCAACGTGCCCGATGGACTGCCACTAACGAACAACGCGGACTTTAGGGCCAACAACGTGATGCCTACGGTACCCGGTGCGCTAGCCGTAGATTTTACGGTAGACAATGCCAACCTGAGCCCAGGCGATACCCTAGGCTTTACTGCCAAAGCATCTGGGGGCACGGCGCCTTATGAGCACTCGGTGCAAGCGCTTAACGTTGATACGGGCGCCGTGGTAGTCATCGCTACGGCTAGCACGCCTACTCTGATTGGTGCTTGGGAGAAGGTGCTGGTCGGCGTATACCTCGTGACCGATGCTGTGAAGGATGCGGCAGGCGCCTCGCTCGTATCGGCCACGCGGCGCGTGGTTGTAGCGGCGCCTGGCGCTGGCGGCGGCGCGCTCGTGCCGGCTACGCGCACCCGGCTGGGTGGCGTTCGCATTGGCGAGGGCCTTACCGTTGGTGAGGATGGCTTGCTCAGCGCCGATGCGGGTAAGTTGCTGGAGAGCGATAACGTGTGGACTGGGTACAACGTCTTCACCAAGCAGCTGGAAATCAAATCCTCGTTTGGTCAGGAATTAACTGTTATAGAACGGTTTGACGACGGCACCTTGTTCGCTTACAATCAGGCAACTGGTCAGGATGCCAATTTCGAGGGCGCGGATTTTGGCTCCTCCAATGCGCCACGCGATTTTTACTACTACTCAGACCTCGCCGAAGCCGTTGCAGAGTACCGTGACCTGCCCGGAAAGAGGGTGCATTGGGTGCAAGGTGGCCTGAGTAATATGTATGTTGGTGGTGGCCCTCGGGGCACGCTTTTGCGGCCCTACTACTCGCTAGCCCATGCCCACGACAACGCAGCCGAAAACGACACCATTATGGTGCTGCCTGGGGGTGAGATGACCGACGCGCTAGGTCGGCCGTGCTATGGGGGATATACGCAGCTAACCAAGAATATAACTATCTGCAACTTACCTGGGGTAATCTATGCGGGCACGGTTGACGTAGGCCAATTTGCGAGCGAGAAGCCTTTTCGCACCTACTGGTACGGCGGCATTATCCTAGGCGCGCTCAATATCATGCGCCAAAGCACTGGCCCTAGCTATTTCCTGGGGCAGGATATTCGCCTGGAAGGCATTGGCCAGCTGCACGCGTTCGCCCAAGGCACCTATGGCACCCACCGCGACACGATAGACATTCGGCGTCTGGTAGGCCGGCAGCAGCAGGGCGCCGCTCAAGCTATTAACTTTTCGGGCCGCTCCGATGGGACGCAGGTGCAGGACGTATTCCTGACTGATTTCGACCTGGAAAGCGTTAGCTCGCCGTTCTTCAACTGGGGCGGCTCAGATGGAAACAGCGTCACGGCCCCCTCGCAGCTCATCCTGCGCGGCACCGGCCGCATGGTGCGCGCCGATGGGGGCGCCTACCTGACTATTCGGCCTACTACGCCGTTTGGGGCCATGCTGACTGAGGACCAGATTATCAAGGATGAACGCCTAAAGGCCAGCGCCCCCAGCACTGGCGGCGGCGGCGCTAATTACGCCGTGGCCGTGCTCAGCGGCACGGTGCTAAAATTCACGCAGGATGCCGAGTACCAAAGCATTCAGAACGGCACCTTTACCGTGGACACAGCCGGCGCCGTTGTCGGCGTGGTGGTGCGCGTGCGCCTGGGCATAAGCGCCAGCGAGCCCTACCTAAGCGGCTACAATTTCAAGCACCTGGGCAACGTCAAGTTTGTGCCCGGCCGCGCCTATCTCTATTCGTTCTGCGTGGCGCTCGACAATATCGTAGAATACTATCTAACGCCTTTGTAATGAGTTTGCGACGTTCTTGGTTCGCCGGGCTTTTCACGGTTGCCCGGCGGGCTCTTTTGCTAGGGGATAACTACGAAGGTTATTCCGTCGAGCAAGCCAACATTACGCCCACGAGCCTCGGTAGCTCCTGGGTTTTCGAGGTGCGGATTCGCCGCAACGATACGCGAACGGCCTACGCCGTAATATTCAGCACGCCTAGCTTCATCGACGCCTTCGGCCTGTATTCTGGTTTCGGGCCTGGTGGCTACACGTTTTTTTGCCGCGACAGCCAGGACCGCAGCAACTTCAGCCTCGCCATTACGAGTGCCAGCCAGAGCCCGGTCGGGCAGTTCCAGACCATTCGCGTCGTCTACTCGGGGGGCTGGCTGCGCGGCTACTACGATGGCCAGCTGGGTTTCGAACGCAACGTGGGTGCCTTCTACTACGACGCGCCCACGTCGCTTGTCGTTGGCTTCCGCAGCGGGGCGCCCGTCTTTTCCGGCGCCGTGGATTATATGAGCCTGAGTAGCGACGGGGTAGCCCTGTTTGAATACACGTTTAACGAGGTTTCCGGCGCCGCATTTAATACGGGCACGGCGGGCGGCTGGCTCGACAATGTTTATTATTCCCTTGAACGAGAATTGCTTACTACCTAATGCCACTACTCCCTTTTGACCGCAACTTTATCGACGTGCCGGTGAGCGACCGCGTGCCGGGCGTCAAGCAAAACGCCCGCTGGCTTCAGATGCTGGCCAAGCAAGACCCCCTGACCGGCATTGTGACCGTGCAGCTGCACGTGCTGGTGAGCCAGACCGACGAGGCCGGCGAAGCGCTGACCGGCAAAGGCATTGTGACCTACAACGTGCCGCTCAATGCCAACAACGCTTCAGCCGTGGACCCCGAAACCGGCGAGGTGAAGTACATGCAGGGCAGCGAAACCGATGCCCAATGGCTGGCCATGCTCAACAGCCAGCCCGAGCCGCTGCTACTGCAAGGTGATTGGATGGCCGGCGTGATGCGAAAAATGGGTATCACGCCCCTTATTCACTCATTCATGGTGCAGGCCGACCAGCCGCCGTTTTCCAAGTTTTCCTGATGCTGCTGGCAGTCCTAGGCCCCAATGTGGTGCTGGCCAGCGCCGCTGCCTTTGTGCTGGGGCTGGTCGGCGTCGGCTGGAAAATCTACCAAGCGACCGCCGCTGACCCTCAAGCCCCGCCCCACCTAGGGAGGGGCTTTTTTGTGTCCTTTTTGCTGGCAAACGTGCCCGGCAGTTTTGCATCGTCTTAGCTACTGCCGATGCGCGCCAATCACTTACTCTCAGCAATTCTTTCTGGTCCCTTCATGATGCAGCACCAAGCGGTGCTGGGCTACCTGCCACAGGTAGCACGACTCATGCGTGCAGAGGGTGCTCAGCTCGAAGTGCCAGTGGCCAAGCGCCGGGTGCGCGCCATGATGGTCGCCGAGTACGGGCAGCCAGGCGCTGCTGCTGTGGCTAGCACCAAACGCGTGAAGGGCTACGATGATGTACCCGAAGGCTCGGTGGCGGTGCATGAGCTGAAGGGCGTCATGCTCAAAGACGACCAGGTAGGCCTTTGCCAGGATGTGCCAGGCACTGCGAGCCTGGGCCGGGCGCTGCAGGCGGCCGACGCCCACGAGAACATCGTAGCCCACGTCGTGCGCATCGACTCGGGCGGAGGCAGCGTCGACGGCACAGCCGAACTCGGTGCCATTGCGAAAGGCCTGACCAAGCCCGTCGTAGCCTATTCCGATGGCATCATTGCCTCGGCTGCCTACTGGTTTGCCTCAGCCTGCAACCGCATCGTACTCAACAACTCTACCAACTCGGTAGGCTCGATTGGCGTGATGTGCAGCGTGGCCGACTACAAGCCCATGCTGGAAGCGCTGGGCGTTAAGTTTCACGACCTGCGTGCCGACGACTCAGACGAGAAAAACGAGGATTTTCGCCAGCTGCTAGAGGGCAACTATAAGCCCTACACTGCCAACGTTCTCAATCCATTGCGCGACATGTTCGCCGCGACGGTAAAAGCTAACCGGCCGCAACTGGCCACCAAAGAAGGAGAGAAGCGGCTGCACGGCGGCATGTACTTCGCCGAAGCTGCTGTGGCCGATGGCCTGGCAGATGAAATCGGCTCCTTCAGCCGCGCTGTAGAGCTAGCCCTGGAGCTAGCCGAGGGCGGCGACACCTCTACCGCTGGCGGCGCCGGCGGCAATTCAGCCACCACTACTAATCAACCGAATATGAGCCTGTTCGCCAAGAACAAGTTTCCGGCCGTCGCAGCCCTTGCCGGCCTATCAGGCGATGCCCTGACCCCTGAGCTGGTCGCAGCTGCTAACGCTGAGCTATCAGCCGCTGGTATCACCGGCGCCGCGCTCATCACCGAGGCGGCTCACGAAGCGCTCGAAGCCGACGCCACTGCCTGGAATGCGGCCCACACGGCCCTCGAAGCCGCTGGCGCGACCGATGTGGCTGCCTTGGCCGCCGACCGCGATAAGCACAAGGCTGACGCCGAGTCCTTCGGCTCGCAGCCGGGCACCATGCCCACCAGCTCGACCAAGGAGAAGCCCGACGCTTCGGAGGAAGGCGGTGACGACAACGCCAAACTTGTCGATGAGCTGCACGAGAAGATGCTCAGCGGCAACTAATCGAGCTATACCAGTCCAGTTATCAACGTTTTAATTAGTCACTAATGGCACTTCAAATCGCCGACGTAGTTGCCCAATTCGGAGCTTACTACCTCAACAATGGCCAGAACCTGAGCCGCCTCTACGAGCTGCTGCGTCGCGCTACCTCGACTGAGTCGATGTTCTCGCCCATCAACACGGACGACACCATTTGGCGCGCTGCCAAGTCGCTCTACACCCGCGTGGTGCAGCCGTTCCAAAAGGCGTTCACGCCCCTGGCCAGCGTCAAGTTCGAGCCGGTAGAGATTAAGCAGTTCAAAATCAAAGTCGATGCGCAAGAGTATCCAGATGATTTGGAAGCTTCTTGGTTGGGCTTCCTCGATGGTGAGGACATCGACCGCAAGGCGTGGCCGTTCGTGCGTTGGTACTGTGAGCAGTACCTGATTCCGCAGATTAAGCAGGATATCGAACTGCTCGAAATCTACCAGGGCGTGCGCCAGGAGCCTGCCAATGGCGTAGCTGGTGCAGCTGGTACCAGCATTGATGGTCTGAAAAAGACTATCAATTACCACATCATGACCACTGGCAAAATCAAGCCTATTGCCACTGGCGCGCTGGCCACCGACCCTGAAGCGTTCGTCGACCAGATGGAGGATTGGGCCGATGGTATCGACAAGGCCTATTGGAGCATTCCGATGATACTCGGCATCTCGGAAACCAATGCTCGCCGCTTCCTGCGCGGCCAGGAGCGCAAGTATGGCAAGAACACGGGCGGCGGTGCCCTAGGCCTGACCATCAACAATACCAACATTACCCTAGCCGGGCTTCCCTCGCACCAAAACACTGACAAGTTCTGGTGCACGCCCAAGGGCAACGCTGTGATGCTGCGCAAGCGCATCCAGAACCAGGCTAAAATTCAGGTGGAGAGCGTGGACCGCTTGCTCAAGTTCTTTACCGACTTCAGCATGGGCATCGGCTTCATTATTCCCGAAATCGTCTTCACCAACGACCTCGACATGGTCTAGGCTAAGCCGGCGGCCGGTCCCGCGCCCTAGGGTACGGGACCGGCTCGTCGCACAAGGGTAGTCGCTTTTTCCACTAGTAACTTATTGCCTGTCATGGCCGAAACGAAAGACCAACTGCAAGACCAGGTCGAGCAGCTTAAAAAAGACCTAGCCACCGCCAACTCGGCCGTGGACACTATCACCAAGGCTAAGGAGCAGACTGCTCAGGAACTGGCCACGGTGAAGCAGGCCAACGCTGAGCTGCAGCAGCAGCTTACCGACGAGCGCCAGCGCTCCGGTGACTTGGCAGCCGACCTCAATGAATCGGAAAGCCTCACTGAGGAGCTGCAGAAGCAGCTCAAGCGGGCCGAAACCCGCCAGGCTGAGAGCGATACGCTTATCGTCTCGGATGGCACCGACGACTATAAGGTGCTGCTCAAGGGCTTCAAATTCAAGCACGTGGACTATAAGGCCGAAGAGCTGAAGGACAACGAAGGCTTGGTGCAGGAGCTAGTAGCCGCCAGCGTGGGCTTCCTGCAGAAAATCGAGCCCAAAAACGAGGAGTAGCCCGCCGGCTACTCCCACATGGTTTCATTCGTAAGTAATCTCAGCCACATGGCCAAATTAACTCACCTCCCCGGTACTGGGGGTAAAGACAATCAGCCGGGTCTCAAGGGGCTGGTTTACATCGCTCCTGAGCGGTGGTTCGCGAAAATCGCGGGCATGAAAACGACGGAAGGCGCCGGCGACTCGGTCACCATCGATGGCTCGCACACGTTCCTCGACGGCTTCGGCTTCCTGAAGGCCTACGCCACCCTCGACACGGCTCAGCTCAAGCTGGACCCAACTGGGGAGCGTGATGGCCGCGGCTACAAGGCCTCGTTGGAATTCTTCAACCCAGGCAGTGGTAAGGCAGCCGCCGAGTTCATGCGCATCGTGAAAAACGAGAGCTGCATTATGCTGGTAAAGACGCCGGACGGCATCATGCAGCAGGTTGGCTCGGAAGGCCTGGGTGCTGAAATCGTAGGCTCTTACGACTCGGGCAAGCTCTCGGGCGGTCGCCGCGGTACCACCTATAAGGCCGAAGCCTATCAGCAGGGTAATCAATTCTACGAAGGCACCGTCGACCTACTACCTGAGTAAGCATGCTGCGCCCCGAAGTTGCCGAGCTATTCGAGTTGACCAGCCACGTGACAACGGTGCACGTCTCGCAGCTGGGCCACGACTACGACCTGACCAAAATCACCTTAGCCGAGGCTGAGCAGTTGATGACGGTGCCCGGCTTCGATAGACTACGGCGTAAAAATAGCGCGGGCCTGGAGGCAGCTACCACCAGGCCCGCAAGGGCAAAAAGAAAAAAGAGAACATTGTGAGGAGGAGCTTGGAGGAGCTGGAGTTCTCTTTTTCGGCGCCGTGACCCTAGGGTCACGGCGCTTTTTTTGTCCTTTATCTGGGCAAGTTACAATGCAAGGTTTGCATTGTGAGAGAGATACGGGAGTGGTTGGAAAAGGGCCAGGATTATGGCCAGGGCGTCGCCCTATATGAAAGGTTTGGCAAAAGCCGCGTGGTGCTCACCGCCTTAGGGCGGGGCGCCAGTGAGTTTACGCGCCAGAAACTAAAGGCCGAGCTGAGCAAGCTTTTGGTGCAGGAAAAGGTACGCGCCGTCGACACATCGCCCGAACGTGTACGCGAAACGCCGAAAAGTGTACCTATCGCGCCAAAGGTGGATAGCTCGCCTGAAGTGCACGAGCTGCGCCGGGCGTGGTACGCTGAGCGCAACCACCTGCACCCGCAGCTCGAGTTGGTGGCCACTGATGCCGAGCGCCTGGCCATGGGCCTGCGCATCCTGGAATTGGGCGAACTCATCAGCCAGAGCTACGCTGAGCAGCCTAACAAAGCTGCGGAGTGCCCGGGCCAGGTGTCGGCCCATTTGGCCGCCCTGCGCGATGCCGGCGAGATACGGCGCCAGCTGGCCAACCTGCGCCCTCAGCGCAGCAAACTGAAAAAACGGCCCAACCGGGCCACCGACCTAGCTCAAGTAGAGCTGGATATTAAATTCTTGGAGCAGAAGCTGTAACGTGATGGAGGAGAATCCAAACTACAACCAGGACACCGAAACGGCCCTGGACCGCATTCGAGCGTCGTTTTTCGACGAAGGTGATACGCCCGACGCCCGGCTCTCGGAGGCCGAGCTGTGCCAGAAAGGCGAGCTGGTGACGGCGCACGCCAACCGCACCCAGGGCAAAAGCCTGGAGCAAACCGTGAAGCTGCTCATCGCCCGTTATGGCCTCGCGCGCGCGACGGCCTATCGGCGCTGCCGTGATGCGGCCGTGCTGTTTGCTGACGTCACGCGCACCCACAAGGAAGGCGAGCGCCAGGTGGTGTACGAGATGGCGCAGAAGGTGTACCGCAATGCGGCCAAGCTCGGCGACACCAAGGGCATGAACGGGGCAATTGCCAACATGATTAAGCTCAAGGGCCTCGACAAGGACGACACAGCGGCCCTGACGCCCGAAATCCTAGGCAGCAAAAACTACTACCTCACGGTGCAGGTCGGCGAGGGCAGGGGCAAGCAAAAGATGATTGACCTGGGCAAGCTCGAAAGCATTGACCCAGGCACTTATGCGGAGGTGATGGAGGCCGTGGAGCAGTCGGATTTGCCCCTGGCGGGCATGGAAAGACTCTTGTTGGAAGCAAAGCAGAAGGGAGGTGATGAGGATGAGAACGAAAGCACCGCAGGTTAAGCCCCTACACTTTAACCGCCCCCAGTTGCGGTTTATGCTCAGCAAGCTGGCTTCAGCCGTCAGCCTCTGGAGCCGCGCCACCGGCAAGAGCACGCTCATTGCCTGGCTGATTCACCTCATTGTGACCAAGATGCCCCGCAGCTGCTGGGCCATCGTGGGCTCGACCTACGCGCAAATTCTGACCCGCACGCTGCCGAGCACCATGGCGAGCCTGGAGCGCCTGGGCTACATCAAGGACGTGCACTACTTCATCGGCCGCAAGCCGCCCCAGGGCTGGGGCTGGCCTGAGCCGTTCGAGCGGCCGGTGAAGTACGACAACTTCATCATTTTCTACACCGGTGCCGGTTTTCACTTAATTAGCCAGGATGGCAACGGCTCCAGCTCCCGCGGGGTGAACCTGGACGGCTACATCGGCGACGAGGCCCTGCTGCTCGACCGCGACAAGCTCGGTACCGACGTGATTGCGGCCAATCGGGGCAATCAGAACTACTGGCCGGGCATCGACCTGCACCATGGTGCTTTTCTCTTTAGCTCCATGCCCTGGGGCGATACGGGCAAGTGGCTGCTAGAATCCAGCAGCTACTACGAGCGCGACGACCACAACTTCCAGCTCGTGCGCGACCAGATGATAAAGCTGCAGCTGGAGTTCGTCGACTCGCGCTCGATGGCGGGTCGCCTGCGCCTCTATCAGGATATTCTCGACCTCTCGGCCCAGCTCACCTTCTACACCAACCCCAAGCTCTATAAGAAGGGGGGCAAGCAGGTGGCCAAGGGCATGCTCTACTCGGAGGCCAATATTTTCGATAACATCGAGAACCTAGGTATTCCTTACCTGGAAGAGCAGCGCCGGGAGCTATCGGATTTCATGTTTTTGATTGAAATCCTGAATCAGCGGCCCAAATCGGTCGAGGCAGGCTTTTACCCCAAACTAGGGCCGCAGCACGCCCGGGAGTTCCCGGATAACCAGTACGTAGCCGGCCTGGAGTTCAACCTGAGCAAGCTCAGCGTGCACGACTCGCGCATGGATGGGGACTGCCGTAGCCACCTGCCCATCAGAGGCGCGGTGGACTGGGGCAGCAAGATTAGTACCCTAACCCTGGCGCAGGTGCATACCGATGTACGCGAGTACGCCTTCCTCAAGGGCATGTACGTCAAGCACCCGAAGCTCATTAATGACTTGGCCGACAACTACATCAAGTACTACGAGAACCACCTCAACAAGACGTTCGAGTTCATTAAGGATAACGAGTGGGGCAATAGCCGCCGGCCGGATAGTAGCCTGACCTACAACGAGCAGTTCGCCGACCGCCTGCGCAAGGCGAACTGGCGGGTGCGCTACCTCGACCAGGGCCGCGTGCCGGACTACGCCATTCGCTACAACCTGGCCATGGAGATACTAGGCGAGGAAGATCCGCGCCAGTTGCGGGTCCGCTTCAATAAGAACAACTGCAAGGACGTGCTCACGGCCATGAGCCTGGCCCCCGTCAAGCAGGGCTCCAGAGGCGAGATTCAGAAGGATAAGAGCAGCGAGAAGAAGCTCACCGTACCAGGTCAGGAAGCGACCCACTTCACCGACACAGTGGACCTGCACCTGCTCAGCATCGACAAGCACGTGGCCCGCTCGACCCCTAGTGGGCACGGGCTACTCATCGTGAGTGCGTAAGCACGCAGGCTAGTAGCTTTAGGGCATCACCTTTCTTCTTCTCTGCTTCATGCTCAAATCAATTGTTATCGCGCTGTTGCTCTGCGCTACTTTTCTGCCCGTGCGGGGGCAAACAAGCACAACTCCCGTTAGCAGTAACTCCTTAGCAGACGCCTACCAGTTCTGCGTGCTAGTGCTGTCAACAGATAATGGGATGCTACTTGATTATGGGCAAGACGAGCGCAATGCGGCACCCAACACGGAGTTGGCCCAGGATGACGCGAAGATTCGTAAGATGGCTTCGCTGGCCACGGCGCTCACCTACCTGAGCAGCCGCGGCTGGGAGTACTTATCTGCTAACTCCATGACCATAAATTCGCGTCCCACTTGGAGTTCAGAGATTGTGTACGGCTGGTCAACTAACTACCTGCTACGGCGACGCCTCCCGTAGCCACGTGAGTGGCAATTGCCATGACGCAAGCGTCCGATAAATAGCAAAACCCCATTTCCAGCTTGGAAATGGGGTTTTTTGTTGCTCTGTCCACCATATATCCCTTTTTTACGCACTGGCAATTGCCAACTCGTGAACAGTGCATGTTGGGGTGTTCAGAGACTAAATGAGACGGGAATCGCCCAAAAATCACCCCAAATCGGCCTGCAAGGCATTGCCAGGGCGCTTTTTTTGGTTTTGCTGTGAGATTCGTCTCAAACGGGGCTGGCAACTGACCGACATCGATGTCGGAGAGATGATTTTGCTGTCCTTTTTCTCGGCAGATAGCCGCGATTATTTCGCCTCGATGATTGCAAGCAGTGTGAGGCTGTCGGAGGCACTTCGGCAGATGGAGGAAGGGGAGGAGCGATTCAGCATCAGGTTTGTAAAAGCGGACAAGCGCCGCAAAACCGGAGGGCAAATCCAAGAGTGGCACAATTGCCAGCTCTCGAAGCGACGTGTCGTAGGTGCTCGGCCACCCGCGGTGGCGGCCGACAGGGCCGATGCGCCCAGTCGCATGCCGGCTCACTTCCAAAACGCTACCCGCAAGATCGTGCAGGGGGCTAGCAGCCAGCCCCGCAAGGTGCATATCTGGCTGCTGCTGACTTTCAACGGCCAGCGCGTGGTGCTAGGGTAAAAAGCTACTAATTCTGATGCGAATTAGTAGGTAGTAGTAGGGTGCCTGGCTAGCTAAGGGGCTAGCAGGAGGAGAATAGTGCAGCAGGAGTCATGTCGAAAATTATCATCAGCGCCGATGGGCTGCTGGGCTACGCCGAGGGCAGTAGCACCGTTTTCAAACTAAATGCGGCGTCGTCGACCGGTGGCGGGAATGGCCGCAGCGGTATCGAGCCAGCCGCTGAACCTACCACGCCCGAGCGGAAGCCCGAGGGTGGTGGCCTGATAGCACCCTGGGGCGAGGACAACCTGTTTCCGCAGGCCGTAATCAAGGACATTGAAAAGAACACCGCACTCGGTAGCGTGCTGGAGCGCAAGGCGGCGACCATGTATGGTGGTGGCCTGGTTTACGGCACCATTGTCGGGGCCGAAAAGAACGGGGCGAAAATCTTTGAAGGGCAGTATGTCCCTGAAATCGAAGACTTTTTGGATGGCACAGCTAGTGGTCGGTATGGGATGGAAGCGCTGCTTGATATCTGCACGTTTGCCAATGCCTTCCCAGAGCTCATTCTCTCGAAAAATCGGGCGAAAATCGTGGGTATTTCGACCCAGGATGCTGCGTGGTGCCGCTATGGGATGCCTAAAAAGGGGCTCGTAGAGAATGTGTTCATCAATGCCAACTGGGACAATGGGGGCTCGGCGACCGACCAGTTCGTCACGAAAGTGCCGGTTATCGACCCCTACTACGACGCGGTCGGTAGCCTGAAAGCTCGCACGGATAGCTTCAAATACATCTATCCCCTGAGTGTACCCAGTCCCGACAAGGCTCTCTATCAGCTCGCGAGCTGGAATGCTGTCCGGCGCAGTGGCTGGCTCGACGTCGCCGCGGCCATTCCAGAGTTTAAGAAGATGCTGTTTAAAAACCAGCTGTCGGTCAAGTACCTGGTCGAGATTCATTCGGCCTACTGGGAGTGGAAATACGGCGACTGGGATGGCCTCACCATCGAGGAGAAGCGCAGCTTGATTGAAGCGGAGCTGACGGCCTTCAATAATGTAATGAGCGGCACCAACGGCGCCGGTAAGACGGTGATGACCACCACCTTGCTTGACAAGGCAACGGGCCAGCAGGTGTCCGCTTTCAAAGTTACCGCCATCGATGACAAGCTCAAGGATGGTATCTACATCGAGGATTCGCAAGAGGCTTACTCGCACATCTACACGGCTGTCGGCTATGCTCCCTCGCTCATGGGCGTCTCCCCTGGTAAGGGCATGGGTGCCGGCGCCGGTGGTGGCTCCGAGCCGCGGGTGCTCTTCTCCAATTTCATCAGCACGGCCCAGTTCCACATGGACCTGGTGCTGGAGCCGCTCAACCTGATTGCCCGCTACAACAACTGGCAGGTAGGTGGCCGCCCCATCCGTTTCCGCTTCCTGCCCCCACTCGTGATGACGGAGGTAATTGCCGGCACGCCCTCGGCACCCGCTCAACAGGAGACGAAATGATGGAGCTGGTACTTCAACCGCCCGGCTCCTACAAGTGTACCCAGGCCTGCGTGGCCATGGTCGCCGGTGTGAGCCTAAAGAAGAGCATCAAAGCCTTCGGGCTGGAGCACGCCACCAACCTCTACGCGATGCGCAACGCGCTGAAGAAGTTGGGCTTCGATTCGGCCGAGAAGTACCAATCCTTTGGCAAAAAGCCGAAAAGGTTGCCCAAAACGTGCATTCTGCGCTTGGCCTGGCCCGGGCGCAAAGTAGGCCACTGTGTGGTCTGGCACGATGGCCAGGTGTACGACCCAGGCCTCGGCACGTGCGACTTCGAAGAGCTGCTGCTCACTGGCAAAGTATCCATCACCTACCTCAGAATCACTAAGAAATGAGTCTCATCCGCACCATCGAGCAGTTCTGCGCTCACGTTCGCGTGAGCCTCAGCGGCACCGACCTGGACAACCTGGCGCCCGACCTGCGCCTGGCTGAACGCGAGCAATTGCGCCCGGTGCTCGGCCCCGCTCTGCACAACGAGCTGAGCGCCCTCAGCGACGACGAGCTGCAGGCTGCGCTCGACGACCCTACCAGCGTCACCGGCGAGCTGCTGCGCCTAGTGCACGAGGCGCTGGCCAACCTAGGCATGTTGTTGTACTTGCCCCTAAACCAACTGCAAATCAGTGACGGCGGGGTCTACCTGCTCAGCGGTGGGAAGCAGCCGTTTCAGTGGCAGATTAACGAGCTGAAAGCCAGCCTGCGCAGCAAGGGCACTAATGCCCTGGAAGCGGTGCTGGGCTATCTCGATACGCACGCAGCCGACTTCCCAGCCTGGGCCACGTCGGCCGCGGCGGTAGAGGCCCGCGTGATGCTCATTCCATCCGCGGCCGAGTTTACCCGCCACTACAACATTGGGGGCTCGCGGCTGACTTACCAGGCCTTCCTCAGCCTCATGCGCAAGGTCGAGCGCTTTCAGCTGCAGGCGGTGCTCAGTGCCGAGTACCTGCGGGAGCTGAAGGCGGAGCTGGTCGCCGGCGTCGTGTCGCCCGACAACCAGCTGGTGCTTGACGACTACCTGCGCCCGGCGCTGGCCCACCTGGTCGTGGCCAAGGCGGTGGGGGAAGTTGGCCTCAGTTTCAATGGGGCGGCGCTGGAGCTGAATATCTACCGCCCGGACACGGCCAATGAGCGGGAGGCCGACGCCGGCCTCGACGCGCTGCTGCGCATCAAAGCCAGCCAGGCCGATACCGATGCGAAGGTCTACCTGACCGATTTGCGGCGCTACCTCAACCGCTCGGCTTCCGCTACGCGCTTCGCTACCTACTTCACTTCCAGCGTCTACGTCGACCCCCAGGCCCCGCGGCCGGTAGTGCGCAGCGACGCCAACTCGCCCACTTACGGCTTTTTCTAAAATGACTTCTACTACCTGGATTCTGACCCTGCTGGGCAGCGCCCTGGTCGGGCTGCTGGCCTGGCTTTTTCAGCGTGCCGTGGCTGGCGTGGACCGTAAAGTCGACGACACGTGCGTGCAGATGGGCAAGGCTGTCGAGGCCATCCAGCAGATGCGCATCGAGATGACTGGCTACAACCAGCTGGTGCAGTACCTCTCAGCCGACGTGAAGGAGCTCAAGCAGGAAAACCGCAGCCTGCGCGACGCCCACGCACACATCGACAAGTACATCGCCGTCGAAAAAGCCCTCAAAGCAAATACTGTCAAGCCTTTACACACCTAACCCTTTTTTCACTAATGCTTAAAACCCGTCCGCGCTACTTGCGCCTCATCACCCTCTCGCTGCTGCTGGCCGCGGCAGTCTTCGTGCTGCTGCCCCACGTGCTGCGCTTGTTCGACCCCTCAGCCGGCAGCTTCGGCATCGACACGCTCAACGCCCTGGCCTTCGGCGCAGTGCTATTGGCTGCCATCCTGCACCTAGGCTTTCTGGCCTACAGCAAAGTATTCCCGCAGTTCCGCACCTACCAGCAGGACTCGCTGGAGGGCGAAGGCAAGCTCTTCGAAAACATCACCACTGACCTGGAGAGGGACTTGAGCTACCTCGTCGACTGGACCCGGCCCCACGAGCGCCTGCCAGTATTCATTGAAAACCGCAAAGTCGCCCAATTCAAATTCACCATCCGATGCGTTCGCTTATCCTTCTGCTTGCTTGCGTTTTATGCCTTGGTGCTCCTGAGCGAGCATGTGCTGACAGCAGCCTTGACCGTCGTGCCGAAGTAGTGCGCGTGGCGCTCAGCCAAGTGGGTGTGCGCGAGCACGGCTTCAACCGCGGCAAGGAAGTCGAGATGTACCAGCGCGGTGGGGGCGGCAAGCCCGGTGACGCCTGGTGCTCGTGGTTCGTGAGCTGGTGCCTGCGCCAGGCCCACGTGGCCACGGCCTACTTCGGCCGCGCTCGCTCCTGGTTCGATGCGCGCCACACCGTCTGGACGAGTGGCCACCAGCTAGCCGGTAAGCCCGCGCCGCAGCCCGGCGACCTGCTGGGCTACACCTGGGGCGCCGACCACATCTGCCACGTGGAGCTGCTGCAAAAGTGGACCACTGGTCCTTCCTGCCAGGCCATTGGCGGCAACACCGGGGGCGGCCGGGCGCTGCTGCGCGAAGGCGACGGCGTCTTCGTCAACTGGCGGCTCAAGCGCAACGTCAAGAGCGTAGCGAATGCGATTGATACCCCTAGCTACTCAAAATAAGGCTTTTAGGCTGCTTGATGCGTGGCTACTCGCTGTCCATTATCGGAGCCGTAGTGAGCGCGAGATTTCGGTTCTTTTACTAATAACCACATGATGAACACTCTTTTACGCAGCCTGCTGGCAGTTCTTTTTGCCTTGCTCTTGTTGCCATCTGCCCAGGCTACTGACATTGGAGCCCTCACCAAGCTCACCGTGGGGCCTTATACCAGTAGTGCTACTCGCACGCTCACAGGTCCTTACCAAGGAGTGCCGATGCCCTTTCTGCAGACGTACCGCAACACGTCGGGGGTGGTGCAGGATAGCTTGGCCTTCACCGTGCAGGTTTTCGGCCCCGAATATGCGCAGGGCCTGCAGCAGTTCTTCAGCCCGCTAAAGGGCCTGAGTCCAGGTGGTCAGGATACGTACATGCTAGGCAACATCGAGCTGCCTGGGCCTGGGTCGTACCTGGTGCAAACAGCCGCCTTCGTGTACGACCGCGCCACGAAAGACTGGATTTCTGGGCCAGTGGAGGTGTATTGGCTGTTTCCGGTGGCTGCCCCCCTGCCCGTAGAGCTGGTGAGCTTTACGGCTAGTGCGGCGCCGGCCGCCGTCACGGTGAGCTGGCAAACGGCTAGTGAGCGCGACGTGCACGGCTTTGAAGTGCAGGCCAGCGAGGATGGTAAAGCGTTCACGACGCGCCTGCGGCAGATGGCCACCGGCGGCAGTGCTGGCCAGCGTTACCAAGCCAGCGACCGGCCGGCCCTAGGCCGCGTGTACTACCGGCTGCGCGTCATCGATGCCGATGGCACCGACCACTACAGCCCGGTGGTCAGTGTGACCCCGCCCCGGCCGGTGGCGACGGTGTACCCTAACCCGGCTCGCGACCAGGTCCACGTGCCGGGCGGGGCCGGCAATAGGGCCACGCTTTACGATAGCAAGGGCCGCCTGAACCGCGAGCAACTGCTGGATAGAACCGAGGTACTCGACCTGCGCGGGCTGGTACCAGGCACGTATTTACTCGATATCGGCGGCAAGCGCACCCGCCTAGCTACCTACTAGCATGCGGCCTATACTAGCCTTAGCCTGCGCCGTGCTGCTGAGCAGCTGCGCCACCGAGTACGCAGTGCCGGCCGCCGTGGCCGGGCCTATCGACTCGACCTTCCGGGCCGCCGGGCTGCCCCCGCGCAAAATCAAGTTTACAGCGCCGGTGACCATTCAGCTAGGTGGCACCAATAACACGGCCAGCGCCACGACCGTGGGCAAAGCGAAGGCACCGGTGGCCACGGCACCCAGCGCCTCGGCTACGGCACCCGCGAGGAAGACCGGCCTGCCCTGGTGGGCCTACGCAGGCCTGGCGAGCCTGTGCCTGGTCGCAGGCTTTGTCGTGCGCGGGAAGTGGAAGTTCTTCTTCCCCTAGGGGCCGAAATGAAAAAAGCCGGGGCTAACAGCGCCGGCTTTTTCGATTTTCACCTAACCAGACTTTTACAAGCCTGACTAGGCTACAAAGGTACAGCCACTTTGCACTGGGCCGATGGGGGCGTTGGCCATGTGTAGGATAGTGAAATAAGATATTGAAAACAAGAAAATTAATTAGAGTTGCAAGTGAGGAAGAACGTTATTTTCGTCAGGTAACATAGGTAGCAAATCACCTTAGATGGTCTAACTCATTGGAAGTGAAAACAGCAAAGGATTTTATGAAGGTGAAGCTAATTGTGCAAAGGGTAATGATGGCGCTAGCTAAAGTTATTTGGCGGTGAAGGTTATCAGGTAGGGTGTATGCTAGGCAGAGCATGGGAGCTAAGAGTCCGGCTAATAAAACCAAGTAAGAAGCCCAAAAAAATATATTATACCTTGCTTTCTTGAATCCGGATAATAGTTTGATTAGCAATGTATAAGCATTTATGGTTTCTTTAGCAGCTACAGGAATTAATTGGCGGAAATAGTCAATCAAATTGCCTTCAACTAGCCGGGAATGAAGAAACTTAGCTAACGTTTGAGTTTGCCCATATTCCATATATTCTTCATCTAGTATCTCCAAGTTAATACGACAATGAAACTCCAAACTGTCCTGATGGAATCTGATATAAGGTTCTTCATTTGCGTGTGACTCCACAATGCCTGGGAGCAAGTCTTCGAGTTGCATGCTAAGCCTTATATTCCATTTAAAAGAAGATAGGATATGATGCAGTCGCCTAATATGTGCAGTGTTAAACGGTACTTGCTTTTGATAATGATCTGCAATTCTAAATTCAAAGTCTTGTAGGTCAGTGTGCTTATAGGCTGGTTTTATAAGGGATTCTATACATAGACACTGAAAAGCGAAATGAACTAGGCGCTGTTCCTCTTTAGAAAAGTCCTGATACATCTCTTTGACCCAAATATCTTGTAAATAGGAGTCCTTTTTTTCATGGAAAGCCTTGTAATATAGTCGGGAAGCCCAATCGTCTTGAGGATTTAGTTCCTCATGCAAGCTTACTTTGACAATAGAATCTAGGTGCGTTGTAAGTGCGTTGCGCTGTACTTGCGTTGTAAAATGCCACTGCTGAATTAGCCTGCCGATATAGGCGATTGCTAGCAACTGCTCCATTAATTTTCTGCATATAGTACTGTACTGCTGCAATTCGTTCTGAATGTCACCTTTGTCCAAGGATAGTTTTGGTACCACAATAGCGTAGAACAGCGTGAGCATTAAACCAGAAAGGGTGATGAGTTGCCGCAATACCTCATCGCACTTGGCTTTTGTGTCGAGCAGGGGTACTTTATAAAAGACAAGCCGGGCTCCAATAAACACCATGATGAAGATGGTGAGATAGGCAGGTAAACTATCCTGGTTGTTCTGCCGCATAGAGTAAGGCTGAGCTTAAATAGGTATTAATAATGCAATGTAAGTAGATAGTAAACTATAAATTATTGATTGCTGTGGGTTTCGTCTGGAGATGAGTAGTCTGTAGGTGATAAGAGGTTTTTTGCTTGCTCAGAATAGAAGATTTTTGTTGTCCTTTTTGCGCACCTAGGTACCCATGAGCTTTGGGGCATGTATACCGTGACTCTGGGCAACCAAACCAAACTCCTCGCCGCTACTTGGGACGAGCTGAGCCGCGAGCAAGTGCGACTACTCATACCCATTCTCTATGGGGCTTATACCGATGCCAACCAGCAGCGCATTGAGGTGCTGGAGGTGCTGCTTGGCGTAAGCCGGCCACTCATCCTGCGTCTGACGCCAGTGCAGTTGCTGGGAATCTTCTGGCTCACCGATTTTTTGCTACTGGAGCCCGTTACGCGCACCATCCAAGTGCAGCCCAGCGTTAAGCCCGCCCGATTGCTGCCGACCTACTACGCCCCCACTGACGAGCTGAGCAACATCAGCTTCCTGGAGTTCGCCTTCGCGGACGCCTATTTCGTGGCCTACGCCAACACTGGCGAGGCGCAGTGGCTCGACCAACTCGTAGCTACGCTCTACCGCCGGCCGCGGCGGTACCGCGAAGGCCTGGCCGTCGGCGACCGCCGCCTACCCTTTAACGAAAACCTGATCGAGGTCGAAGCCGCCCGGCTGGCCCGACTGCCCCAACTCACCAAGCTGGCCATCTACACTTGGTACCGCGGCTGCCGGCACGCGCTGGAGCAGCGCTACCCGCACGTGTTCACGGCCGCCGGCGAGCAGCAGGACAAAGGCCATCCTGATGGCTGGGGCTACGTGCTGCGCGAGATGAGCGGCCAGGCCTTTGGCAACTACACCGAGACCGGCCGCCAGCTTGCCCACCAGGTGCTGGCCAAGATGAACGATGACCTAGCCCGCGGCCAGGAACTGGAGCGCCAGACCAAGGCCCAGCAACAAGCTTAATTCTCACCCGATGAGTTGCAAAAACTGCCCCTACGCTAAGCCTTTGGGCTTTGCGGTGTACTGCAAGCGCGATGAAGACTTGCGCGACCTGCCCGCCTCTATTGGCTACATGGCCGGCACTCCCATTATTCAAACCTGCGCACCCACCTGGTGCCCACTTGCCACGCCCAACCCGCCTGCTTATGCGCCTGAATACCTATAACAAACTGCTACGCGAGTGGGCTCGGCGCCACAAAGCGATTGCCGCCACGCCCAAAAACGGGCGTTTTATGCGCATTTTCATCTCGGCTGACCCGGTGCAGAAGCAGCTTGACCTGATGGAATGGCAGCGTAGCCTGCGCTCTAGGCTAGATGCCAAGGAAGGGCAGCCGTACCTGGTCGCGCAAAACTACCAGGTTGACTACGGCGACAACAACGGCGATTACCTCAGCCGTGACCTCACTGGTGCCTTTATGGTGCTACAGCGCGCCAAAAAGGACGATTACGATGCCCGCGACGAGGCCGTTGCGCAGTGCGAGGACATTGCCGAGCAGGTCTTCGCCGGCCTGGTAATGCAGTTGCGCGAAGAGCACAGTTGCTACCTGACCGAGGGCGAAGCTTGGCTTGACCATATCGGGCCGCTGGAGGACTTGAGCGTGGGCGTGCGCCTAAATTTTACCTTCCGCGACGGCGCCACCGAGCAGTTGACTTACCAAGCAGAACACTTTATTGACTAACCTATGGCTGGCGAACGCTTAGCAAAGCTGACCATAGTGGCCAGCTTTTCCCTGAATGACCAACTCCGCGGGGCGCAGGCCCAGGGGGTGCGCATCAGCCTGGCTGGCGCTGGGATTGACTACCGACTAGGAGCCTACACTTCCCGGCGCGAGTACGTGGCACCCGACCCTGATGACGTGGGCCGCGACTACGTCAAGCAGGCGGTGGATAACCTGCGCGCACTTATCAAGCTCGATATTCAGAGCCGCGGGCTGCCCTATATCGTCTCGGACTCGCGAGACCTCGGCAACAGCATCTTCACTAACCAGCCTCAGATTCAATTCGATATCGAGGCTACCCAGTACGGCTTCGAGCTTGACTTTCAGGACTACTATACCGGTCCGGAAAAGGGCTGGACGGTGATGCAGAAGCTCACAGGCCTGCAGCCGCTTGTCGTCGAGCCGTTCATTGTGCCGACCGGCGTCTACGGGTCGGCCACTGGCATCATTATCCTTAGTGTCTATCAGGGCAACACTCGGCCCTTAAAGTACCTGTGGGCGGATGGCTTCAATGAGCGGGAGCGCTATAACCTGAAGGCTGGCACTTACCTGTGCACCGTCAGCGACCAGGACGGCGTGTCGGCCCTGGTCACGTGTGTGGTCAAGAGCGACGCCCAGCTGCAAGTGCTGGTGCAGCAGACCGAAGACAGTATCACGCTCGGGGTAAGTGGGGGCGTGGCACCCTACCGCGTGGCCTGGGACGACGGCGCCACTACGCTTGTGCGCACGAACCTGCCCTCAGGTACCTACGAGGGTACGGTCAGCGACGCCAAGGGGGCCTTCCAGCGCGTGAAAGTGGTGCTGACGCCTAACCGCTGCTACTTCAGCCAGAACCCCATCCGTCTGACGCTCGACGCCGGTTCCGCTTACCGCGACGACCCGACCACCAAGCCGAACCTGTCGTTTGTGGCCCAGGTGTGGGTGGAGCGCGACTACCTGAGCGGCGTGTATGAGCAGGCCGGCCCCGACCTGGAGCAGCCCGCCGACTTGCAGGGCCGCACGGTGTTTAACGTGCAGACGTTGCTTGATGCCTACGTGCAGGAGCACCTGCCAGCGTTGGACGGCCCCGTCGCCATCGTCGCCACGGATGCTTTCAAGCGTTTCTACCTCAAAAGCGCCGAACGCTACGGCACGCCGCCCGTTACGGCGGGGCTTAGTACGGCCCGGGTGCACTACGTGCTGCGCGGTGGGCTGAGCCCCCACGAAGCGGCCATTGATAGCTGGCCAGCCTACCAGGAGGTCATCAAGCCGTTTTTAACCTGGGAGCCCGATTTTCAAAAGGTACTGCCTCAGCAGCCGGCCTTCCTTTACTACCAGCACACGGCGGCCAGTTCCAGTGCTCAGGTATGGCTGCGCGTGCGCCACGTGGATGGCTCCAGCTCGCAAAGCGTGGTGTCGCTCCTAGAGGACGTGCGCCGCTGGGAAGTGTACTGCCTGGCCGTCGGCCCCGCTGCGCGTGGGCTCACTGGTCCCGACGTGGCCAGCTACGACGTGTGGGTCACTGACCTCGCCGGCGTGGTGCTGAGCCAGGTGCGCCGCTTCGTGCTGGAGCGGGCCTACTACCCGCAGCAGCGCTTCTTTCTCTACAGCAATTCCCTAGGGGGCGCCAACGTACTCGCGGCCCTCGGGGCGGCCAAGCAAACGCTGGAACTGTCCGTCAAACAAGTCGAGCGGCCATCCTTCGACCCGGACCTGGGCGACGTGGCCACGCTGGACCGGCTGGGCACGCCCACCGTGAGCGTGGAAACAGGCCCCCGCTTGCGCAAACAGGTGCAGGCCGACCAGGAGCTACTGCTCAGCCGGCGCGTGGTGCTCCTCAAGGATGGCCGCACCTGGCCCGGCGTAGTAAACAAGAATACCTACAAGGTGAAGGATGAAAACGAGGGGCTGGCCAGCCTGGCGTTTGACTTCATCCTGCCCAAGCAGCGCCACTTCAGCCCGCGGCTGCCAGTGGTAGTGGTTGGCCAGGTCTCAAAGTCGGTCGCCGGCGGGGAAGGAGCCACGCCATGATGCGCCTGGTGACCGTTGCCGGCCAGCAGGAGTTGCTGCTGCCGGGCGAAATGGGACTGGATATCGACAACCCCGGCTTTCAGTCCGATGCCATTCCTGGCATTTGGTCGATACCTATCGACCTGTCCTGGTCCCGCGAGAACCTGGTGGGCCTCAATTTTCCGCACTTGCACCGCGGCTCGGGCGGCCCGGCGCCGGTGGCAGTAGACTACTACCTGGACGAAGTGCGCTGGCGCCGCGGCAAGCTCGTGTATGAAAGTGTCGACAACGAAGCCCAGCTGCTGCGCTACCAATTCGTAGCTGATGCGGCCGACCTGGCCACGCTCATTGCCGACGTCAAGCTCGACACGCTCGACCTAGGGTCGGCCCCCCTGAGCGTGGCTACGTCGTCTGACTACGCTCTATTGCCGGTGCGCAATGCCTCGTTCTACGGCGATGCCGATAAAGCCCCCAAGGCGTACAGCGGCTATTTAAACTACGTAGGCCCGGGCGCTGGCACGCCCGCGAGCAGTGCCTTACTGGCCCCGCAGCCCTACCTGGTACCTACGGTGCGCAAGGTCTTGGCTCTGTTTGGCTACGAGCTGGTGGGCGCCTGGGCCGATGACCCAGAGATGCAAACGGCCGTCATTTACTCCGACCGGCTATGTACTGACCCGGCGACCGTGACGCTGAACCGGCACGTGCCGAGTATCGACGTGGCGGACTTGCTGCTGGGGATAGCCGGCCAGTTTTGCCTGCAGGTGTACTTCAATCCCTTGACCCAGCAGGCGCGCTTTACGCCCCTGCGCGACGTGGTGGCTGGCGCCGCGGCCAGCCAGCGCCCTCGGGTGGGCACCTGGCTCAGCTCTACGGCCAATGCCACCAACGGCTTTTTGCTCCGGCAGGAGCCCGACAGCGATGACGAACTCGACAAAACGCTCGACACGAGCTGGCAGCAACTGCGCGTCGGCGCCGGCGGCGAGGAGCAGGTAGTGAATGCCGGCACGCTGCACATGGTTACGGTGACTGACGCCGGGCGCCAGTGGCTAGTGCCCGCCTACGAGGGCAAGGGGGCTATTCCAGGCGACACTGAAACGGGCGACGAGAGCCGGGTAGGCCTGCGCCTGCTCTTTAACCGCGGCTACCAGCCCGACTCGACCGGCCAGCGCTATCCCCTCGGCAGCGCGGGCGCTACCAACTTCCGCGGGGAGTCGGTAGGAGAATACGCGCTGCAGTGGGGCGGCGACAAGGGCCTTTACCAGGTGTGGCACAAGCCTTGGCTCGACTTTCGCGCCCGGGCCGTGCGGCACGTGTATGAGTGCCAACTGCGCGTGGGGGACTTGCTCGTGCTCGACCCCAGCCAGGCCGACCTAGTGGACTACCATTTGTGCTTATGGGAAAAGGTGAGCTTGTCAGTGGATGCCGGCAGTGCACTTACTACGGCCACCTTTACCTACCAGGAACTGCTATGAGCGCCACCACGCAGGCTGATTTAGTCCGAACCTTTGCTCAAAACGAGCGCGATATCGCTGAGGCCTGGCTCAAGTATGCCATTGAGCACTTCCGAGCCAACATCAAGCGCCTAAAAATCGGCGTGACCAACGAACTTGACCAGAGCTTCGAAGGCGACCTGGTGTCAGCTGCCGGCGGCGACGAACTGAAGCTACGCCTGACCTACGCCATCCAGGGCGTGTACACGGATATGGGTGTCGGCCGCGGCATGGGCCAGGGCATCACCAAAGCGCAGGGCGCCGACTACCGACGCCTGCGCAATGACCGCGGCCAGTTGCACCGCCACCAGCGCCGGGCTAAGCGGTGGTACAGCAAGCAGATGGCTTTCGAAAGCAAGCGCTTGGCTGAGCTGGTGAGCGAGTTGTGGGGTAAAACCGCGATTTCCTCAGTGGCGACCGCTACGCCTGAGCAGCCGCTGCAGGTGAACTTTTAGCAAAAGGCATCCTTTTACTTATGGCCTTCGGGCTAAGTTTGTTTTCATAGCTCAGAAACCCTCATCTGTCTCAGGTGAGGTTTTTTTGTGTCCTTTTTGCTGGCAATTGCCACTCTCACCTTCGCACTGGAGAAACTAGTGAAGGAGACAAGGAGGGATGGCAACGCCAAAAGAAGAGAGAGTCGTTGAGATAATCGTCAACGGCACCAAGGCCAACGCGAGCCTAAAAGAGATGGGAGCGGCCGCGGCCGTGCTCAGCAACCAAGTCGCTAAGATTGCGGCCGACGACCCCAAACGGGCCGAGCTGATTGCGCAGCTGCAGCAAATGCGGCAGCGCATCACCGATACCCGCGCTGAGGTCAACGGCCTAGTGCAGTCACAAGAGCAGCTCGCGGCCGCGCAGGCGGCCACCGGAGCCGCGCAGCAGCAGGCCGTTGCGGCCGGCCAGCGCAGTACGGCGTCGTTCTCAGAAATGAAAACGGCCGCGGGCTTGCTGGAAAAGCAACTGCTCGACATGTCGGCCGACGACCCAGGCCGGGCTGCGCTGATTGCTGATTTCCAGCAGTTAAAAACTCGCATGGGGGAAGCGCGGGCTGAGATGACGCGCGTCGTTAAAACGGAGGAGGAGCTGCGTGCTGAGCAGGAGGCCCTGCGCGCCTCGCAGGTGCAGCTGGTGGTCAATGGCCAGCGCGTGTCGGCCTCGATGCGCGAAATGCGCGAGGCGGCCGCCCAGCTCGAAAGTGAACTGGAGGAGCTAGGTCAGGATGACCCGGCCCGCGGCCCACTCATTGCCGCGCTGCAGCAAATGCGGCAGCGTATTCACGACGTGCAGCAGGAGGTAGCCGGTGTGACGGCCACCACCAGCACCATGAAGTCGGTGATGACCAATGCCTTCGCCTTCGCGGTCGGCGGTGGTATCGAGCAGGGCATCGAGAAGGTTGTCGAAATGGGTAAATCCATTTTCACTACTACGGCCAAGTTCGAGACCTACGGCAAAGTGATGGAGAATGCGCTGGGTAGCAAGTCACTGGCCCAGCAGGCGATGAAAGATATCACCGATATGGCGGCCAAAACGCCGATTTCGGTCGATACACTTACTAGCTCGTTTCTCAAGTTCGTCAACCGCGGCTTGCAGCCCTCGATGGCCGAGATGACTAAGCTCGGCGACTTGGCCAGCAGCCAGGCCAAAGACTTCGACCAGCTCACCGAGGCGGTGCTCGATGCTGGCACCGGCGAGTTTGAGCGCCTCAAGGAGTTTGGTATTGGGGCCAGTAAGAGCGGCGACCAGGTAACACTCTCCTTTAAGGGAGTCAATCAGACGGTGGCTAACACGCCGGCGGCCATTCAGGGCGCCATCGTGGCCATGGGCGAGATGAAGGGCGTGGCCGGCAGCATGAAGACAATCGCGGAAGGTCTCGACGGTCAGCTCTCGAACCTAGGGGATACGGCCGACCAGACGGCGGTGGCATGGGGGCAGAGCCTACGCCCGGTGTTCGTGGCTGTGCTCGGCACCCTAGGGTTTCTGCTCGGCATCCTGAAGGAGCTGCCGGGCTTCCTCATTCAAAACCGCGGTGCGCTGCTGGGCCTCGGCGCAGCAGTACTGGCGCTGAACGCGGAGCAGGTAATTCTGAACGGCTTGGTAGTAGCCAACCTGGCGCTGGAGAAAGCGCGAGCCATTGCCACGCGAGCCAGTGCGGCCGCGCAGTGGCTGCTCAACGCGGCGATGTCGGCCAACCCTATCGGGCTGGTAGTAGCGGCAGTGGTGGCGCTAGTGGGGGCTTTCGTGACGCTTTACGAGCGCAGTGAGAAAGTGCGCGCTGTTATCTCGGGCCTAGGGCAAGCCTTGCTCGCCTTTGGCAAAACCTACGTGCAGGGCCTGATTGAGCAGTTTACGGGCCTCGGCGACATTATCCTAGGGGCATTCACGTTCGACCCGGAGCGCATCAAAAAGGGCTTGCAGGAGGTCGGTCAGTCAGTAAAAACTATTTACTACGATGCCGGCAAGAACGCCGCCGCTGCCTACACCAAGGGCTACGATGACAAAGCCGCGGCCGACGTGGCAGCCAGTGCCGAAAAGCAGGGCAACCTATTCGAGAAGTTTGCCCACGCTTACCAGCAGCGGCTCGATGCGGCGCTGAAGGCTCGCGTGGCGGCCGAGGCGGCCGCTCGGATGGAAGCCCTCAAAAATGAAGAGGCGGCGCTGAAGATAAAGCTGGCCCGGGTGCAGGCTGACTCGGAGGCAGAAATGCGCCTCAAGCAGCAACTGGTGACCAATGAGGAAAAGCAGGCGTTAGAAGACGTTAAAAAAACAACTGCGGAACGGGCTGTGATTCGGGCCGAGGCCGAGCAGAAGCGCGTGAAGCTGGCCCAGGAGTTTTACGAAAAGTTAGCCAAGGCTCGCGAGGAAGCGCGCAAAAAAGCGGCTGCTGAGGCCCTGAAGGCCCGTTTAGCTGAGATTGAAGCCGAGCAGCACCATCAGGAGATGCTCATTAAAGTGGGCCAGGCAGCCCTGATTGCCCGCGGCGATGAGCGCGTGAGCGAGGTGTCGGCGATTTACACTGATGGCGAGCTCAAGATTGCTGCGCTGCAGGCGGCCAGTAAGAAGGAGATTGCCCAGCTCACTGGCACGGCTGCGCAGAAAAAGGCGCGCACTCTAGACTTGGAAAAGGAGCTGGCCGCGGAGGTAGCCCTGGTGAAAGCCGACGTGCAGAAAAAGCAAGGCGACCTAACTGACAAGTTCAATAAGGAGGATGTGGACCGGCTGGAGAAGTTTATCGACCAGCAAGTGGATGCTATCGAAGACCAGGCTACCCGCCAGCAAGCAGCTTTCGAAGTGATGCTCAATGCTGGGCTCCAGTCCCAGCAGGAAGCTGACCGCGCCAAGTACGAAGCCCGCCAAGCTGCCTTCGCGGCTGAGCTGGAGCTTATCGAGAACAGTCTTGGTAAGGAGAGCGCCGCCTATAAAAAGGTATTTGGGGCTATGGTGAAAGACCAGGCCGACTTCGGAAAGAAGGAGGTGGCTGAGCGGGACAAGGCATTTAAGGCCAAACGCCAGCTCCAGCAGATGGAAATGGCTACCGCCGGCGACGTGCTCAGCTTCGGCCTCGAGCTGCTAGGCCAGGACTCGGAGGCCCGTAAGAAGCACCACTCCTTATATACAGCGTTGGCCGCGTCAAAAATTGTCATCGATGGTACCAAGGAGGTGCAGCAGATTTGGGAGTACTCGGCGCAGAACCCAGCCAACGGCCCGACCATGGGCGCGGCCGGCATCGCGATGGGTGCCATTCAAACGGCAATTGCCATCGGCCGCACGGCCGTTGCCCTAGGCCAGCTCCGCGGTGGGGGTGGCGATGATGGGGGTGGCAGCTACTGGGCGGGTGGCGCCACCGGCGATGGAGCCGGGCTAGCCGTTTCGCCGATGGGCCAGCTCATGCAGATGTCGGGCATGAGCGTCGGGGCCAACGGCCGGCTGATGGATGGCTCGGGCTTTGCCGTCGCCGGCGTGGTGCACGAGGACGAGTACGTCATTCCCAAGTGGCAGTTGGCCGACCCCAAGGTGGCCGCCATCGCGCAGTGGCTCGAAGCCCGACGCCTGCGTGGCTTCGCCGATGGGGGCGCGACCAGCGCCAGCGCGGTTAGCTTGCCGGTGCCGGCCGCTTCGCCCTCGACTGATGGGGAGAAGCTCTATGCCGTGATGGCGCAGATGCTCGAAGCCAACAAGGCGATGGTGCAGCAGCTGGGCGACGTCAAGGCCTGGCAGGACCGCCTGCAGGTGCACCTGAATTTGCGCGATACCCAAGCTGGCCTCGACGGGTATAAGAAGGCGCAGATGGCCGGCGCAATCCGCTCAAAAAAGTAGTCCACAAAAGGGTAGCAAAAAAGGCCTCGAAAATCTGCGTTTTCGGGGCCTTTTTCGTGGGTTCCGTAATAGTCCACAAAAGACCCGTTTTGTGACCTATATTTGAAAACATCATTTTAGAATTTTGCTAACATGAAGTTACCTATACCCTGTAGTCAGTGCTTGTTCGTGGAAGAAAATGATTCACAGTGGCACGACTGGCGACCAGTAAATGACACCTGTATTTATGAAGTGACATGTCCACAAGGTCATAATTCGATGATGGTGGTTCAAAACTTTAAGTTCGAGTTATTATTCGAGTCGGGTATTAAAGCATTGAAAGATGGTTACTATAGGGAGGCCACAACAACTTTTGCTGTAGCACTCGAACGGTTTTACGAGTTTTCTATAATTTTCCTGCTTATAGATAAGCTCGCTAATTATGAGACTCAACAGATAAATGAAGAGGGATTAAGGAACTTTGAAAAATTCTGGAAAACACCTTTAAAGCTGTCGGAAAGGCAATTGGGTGCTTTTTATGCTCTATATTTTGATGAATTTGGTGAATCACCAATGATTCTTGATCAGTCCTTCTCTAAGAGAATGAGGCACGCTGTTGTGAAAGATCCAGTTAATTTTAGAAATAGAGCTGTACATGAAGGTTATATACCTACTCATGAAGAGACTGTCGAATATGGTGAAGCTGTGCATTTGTATATTAATTCCTTACTTGATATATACCATGGAAAATCCAGTAGAAACATATACTCAGTTTTTAATCTAGTTAGTGTTGTAAATACAGGTCTTGCTCTCATTAGAAGTGGAAGGGATATAAAGCAGATACCGGCTTCTAACTATGAAACCTTTATCAACTCTGTCCATCCGGATTACTATAGTAATGCTCAGCCATTACGCGAGTATATCGAAAATGGTCCTCGTCGATGAAGGTAGCTATCTATGCTCGCGTCTCGACCAAAGACAAAGGTCAGAGCACAGACAACCAATTGCCCGACCTGCGGCACTATGCCCAGGTGCACCAGTGGGACATCTATAAGGAGTACGCTGAAGAGGAGTCAGGTAGCACGGCCAACCGTACCGAGTTCAGAAAACTATTCGCTGACGCCCACCAGCGCAAATTCGACTTAGTGCTGTTCTGGAGCCTCGACCGCTTCAGCCGCGAAGGTGCCCTACCCACGCTCAAGCACCTGGAGACGCTGGAGAGCTACGGCGTGGGCTACAAGTCCTACACCGAGCAGTACCTCGATAGCACCGGCATTTTCAAGGAGGCCGTTATTTCCATTCTGGCCATCGTGGCCAAGCAGGAGCGCGTGCGGCTCAGCGAGCGCACGCGTGCCGGCATCGAGCGGGCACGTGGCAAGGGCACGCAACTAGGCAAGCCTGGCTTCAGTCAGGAGCAAATCGACCAGATTCGCCGGCTGAAGGGTGGCGGCCTGTCAAACTATGCCGTCAGCAAGGCCATGGGCATTTCGAAGAGTACCGTGGCCAAATATGTGGAATGA